CTTGTGTTCTAACTCTAACATATTCGTCAGCAATTTCTACAGCATTTGTACCAGAAACATTATTTGCTACATTTACTGTAATTCCAGTTTTCAAAGTTGCTGCTTCGGCTGCTGTTCCGGTGTAATCAGCTGCTCCACTTGCACCATTTACCAAAAGAACTAATAAAGTTTGAAATCCTACTGTAGGTATATTTGTAGCAGGTGCTACTTTTAAATTTTGAATTAATGTTGTCATTTTTATCCCCTTTTTATTATTATTGTAATTTTTTTAAAAAATGGGGTTAAAGCTAATCTTTAGCCCCATTTCGTAATATTTTCTGTTTTTATGCTTCTTCGGTATTTAATAGAAGTTTAACATAATTGAATTGAGTCAATACAGCATCATAACGTTCTGTCAACATCAAATCTCTATATTTCATTTCGTTTTTAACACCAAGTCTACCAACAGGTCTTTTGAAGCCAGCAAAAGCAGAAGGAGGCAATATAGCCGCTCTTACATTAGCCGCTACTGCTGCTGGTTGAGTAAATCCATCGTCAAATATTACTGGAACATTCAAGAAAGGGACTACGGCATCGAAATGGAACGGTTGAGCGCCCACAACTTGAGAAACAGAACCAAGTCTAAACAAATAATCACCATCTGTTTTTTGTTCGGTTATTGCAGTACCCCAAGTAGCTTTATCGATAAACAAAATACCTTTATTTTTATTGGCTTGACAAAGTGCAATGATGTCAGCCATAGTTACCGTTCCGGCAGTAGCTACGTGAGTTACGCCAACTTTACCATATCCAGAACCTTGAGGATAGCTAATCAAACCTTTAATTTGTTTTGCAGAATTGCCACAAACTAAATCTTTTGCTATTTTTCTACGGTTACCTTGGATAAGCTTTCCATTTGCATAAGTTTCAATTCTGAAAGCAGTATCTTCTATTTGGTCAAAAGTCAATCTAGCAGAAGTGTCATAGTCTTTAAGATTCAATGTAGCTGATACAAAACAACCATCATCAAGTTCATAACCAATTGCTTCTAGTGATTCTACTACAGCTTGAGTATTTTGATCTGGTTCTACAGTATCTACTACAACTTTTTTAGTTCTACTCATAGCTGGTTCCCAAGTTATAGCATTAAGCAAACCTTCATCGTATTCAACAAAATCTTGACGAATATTCATATCAAGTTCAGGAACTATCAATGCTCCGCCTTTTGCTTCATCGTATCCAGCAAATCCAGCAATAGTTGCATCTAATTGGATTCTATCTCCATTTAAAGCGCTTTTAATTTGTGAATTTAATTTATCGTTGTACTTGTGTAAATCTTCAAGTTCAACTTTTTTTTCGCCATCTTTTAAACAAGCATTTAATCTTTGAAGTTGAATCTCTTCAACCTTAGAAGGCTTAATGGATGATTGATTAGCTACTTTTGTTAATTCGATAATTTCTTGCTTGTGTGAGTTTAATTTTTCTTCAAAATCAGCTTCAAGTTTAGTAACTAATTCAGAACTTTTTTCACTAAATTCAGCTTCAAGTTTAGTCTTAATTCCCACGCTTTTTTCTTCTAATTTTGTTTCACTAGCTGCAATGAGATCTCTGCTCATTTTTTCAAAAATAGAAGCTGTACTTTTGTCATCTCCTTCAAGTTTTACCTCGAATAATCTTTTTTTTGCTTTCATAGTCTAAATCCCCTTTATTGTTTCTATTACTTGTTGTAATGCTTTTTCGAGATTAATACTCTCTAATTCATTATCTTTTTTATTTTGCATATTTTGTTTTTTATTTTTTGCATGCTCTAAAAGCAACGCATTTTCATTTGAAGGAATATCAGTTAATGATACTTCATACCACTCGAATTCTGTTACGTGAAAAACTTCTTTATCATCCCATTCGCCATCAATAGTCCATCCACCAATGGATAAACCAACATATATTCCTTGCTCATAAACTGCTAACAATCTTTCATTGCCCGATTTTGGAATTTCCATAACAACTAAAATTTTATTACTCATTTCTTCACAAGCAACGACTTTTCCAGAAGGAAGTCCATGTTTTTCATAAACAGCTATATTTTTATTTACTTTTTTGCAATCTAGCCAAGATTCAAGCAATGCTTTATTGTCAACAACAAAACCATTACTATTTTTATCTTGAGTGCTTGCGATTCCCATGATGTATACATTTTTTTCATCATTACGCTCAAAATTAAGCTCTAATTTTATTTCGCTTTCGGTAATTTTTTCAAGTTTTAAAAATATACGTTTTTCATTCATTGTTTATTAAAATCTCCTATATTTTTATAATATGCTATTTTTTAATTTTATGCAACTTTTTATATTTAAGAAAATTCTGTATCATTAGTTCCGCTATTTCCAGTTTGCGTAACTTTAACTGTTTGAACAGTTAATTCATTATCTCTTTCATCGCCAAGAAGCTGATATCCATACATTTTTCTACGTTCACCTATTGTAAAAATACCAAGATTAGGCATATCCTTCATTACAGACAAGAACCTAGGTCTTAGCGCTGGTATATCCTGTTCGAGATAAAATATACTTAAATTATTATATGTTGAATTATAATATTTATAAACATTAAAAATATGATTAAACATACCCTGAAACATAGGACAAACGGTCATATCAAAAAAGATCTCCATTCCCTTCTGTAAATCTTTGCTATTAATTTTTTCACCCAAAACCCAGTTTGTACCAAGTCTTTTATATATTGAATCTTCGGATGACTTTAATATAGCATTAAACTCCATATCTTTATTGTTTTGAGATAATTGTTTTATTTCCTTATCGGCAGAACCATCAAGTATAATTGCACTTCCAGCATTAGAAGAGCCAGAATGTCGCAATCTTATTTCTTCCCTCAACTGTTCTCTATGTTTTGGATTTAATAAACTTTTTATCAATATAGCTAATGAAGGTCTTGCGCCATTAGATAATAAGCTTTTATTATGATAACACCCAAACCAATACATTAAAACCTCAAGTCCACAACCTTGTAGCGGTGAAGCAGGTATATATTGAAAACAAGCCGAATTATTTATATATGGAGCCAATATTTTTTTCGGATCATCTTCGTTTGTATAATAAGAACCATTAAATAAATATTTTCCACTATAAATTCCAGCGTTATTTACAGTATAATTATCTATTTTTGAGCCAGACATGTCAACAAATGGTACTACATTTGCATCATCTAATATTTTTATAGATGTTATTTGATTTGCTAAATCTAAGATAAAACCATAATAAACTACGCCAAATAGATTATAATTTTTTACACTTTTTGAAATAAATGTTTTTCTGTTATCTGTAGAATTTGGTTTTTCAAATCTATTACGAAGCATTTTTAATTTTTTGTCCGCAGGGTATTCTACTGATTCTCTTTTTTCGTCATTCCAAAACATAGGTTCTATCATCTGCATATTATTTGAAATCAAATCTATACTTGTGGCAACACAGGAAATCTTTTCATAAGCTATCCCTAATTCTGACTTGCTTAATACAGATTTTGATATACCCATATCGCAATAAGGATTTCCTATTATTTTCCCATCCTGTATCTGTACGTCATATCCGCCACTATCGCATGATTGTGACTTAAATCCGAGCCTATTAGTTATAAAATCACTAAACGACATTAAATTTCTCCCATAAATTCATAATACCCTAATTCTTGTTTTTTTTCAACTTTAATAATTATTGGATTAAATTGTTCATCTAAAGCTTCTTCAATTAATTTAATCGGAGGTTCGCCATATTTCTCAAGCAATTCATTAACTACAATTTTCATTACAAATAAATTATTATATTCACATGTCTTACAATATCTAAGATAAATACATTTCATGCAATCATTACTAAGCCAACATTCGGTAGATAATAACGTCCAATATCGTCCAGGGTTTATTCTTCTACCCATAAAAACCTCAACTAACCCTAATTGATAATGCGCCAAATTTACTTTTTAGAAGCAAACAAGCTAAGTTATCTGGTGCATCATCTTTTTTGACTCCTTTTTTGTAATTATGTATTTGCGCTAAGTAATCGGGATCCGTTTCTGAAACAAACTGAACACAAGGAAGATACTCGGAGCTAACTTCTCGCCAAAATGGTCTTATTGTGCTAACTATTTTAGTATGTTTGTTCATACTTTCATGATATCCTTGAGTGTTTATACCCAATTCTTTAAATTTATCCCCCATAAGCCCTTTGTCGGTGTTTGTTTCCATATATAGTAGTTGAACACCACAATCTATCATTATTTCGGCTAGTTCTAAGTAATTTTGGTCAAGTGGTACGTTATAAAGCTTGCCGTAGACTATTGTTTGGTTAGTATCCCAATTATAAGCTCCAACGCTAAGAGCGCAGGTATCTATACCATTATACGCAGCATCTATGGCGGCAAAAACTTCCCAAGCTTCTTTGAAATAACTCTTACTATAGTTGCCTACATTTTTTATTTTCGGAAATGGTTTCTCGTCGTCAGATACTAATGAAAGCATATAATTAGCAGCAAACAAAGAATTATCATTTAGGACTTTTTGTTTCCACTCAATGTCTTTTTTAGTCATCAAACCTGTTTGATAGCAATTATAAACAAACTTGCCTCGTTTCATATTTAGTTGCCTAAGTCGTTCAATTTGCTCTTTAGTTATCTCCTTAGATGACAAAGCTTCTAGTTCTTCCTGTTCTTTAGTTTTATCCTTTAAGCCTCTTTCCATGAGTTGGAAAGCATCTTCTTCGTGCCAAGGTGTCCCTATGTTTATAATTCTTGTATCACTAAAACCCTTGTTGTTTGACAATAGGTTCATCATCTCTTGATATTTTGATATAGTATTTCTTCGCTCTGGTTCAGACTCGCGATCAGCTGTTACGACTATATCATCCGTTACAATAACGCTTGAGTGCTTACCGGTAAGTGGAGAACCTAGCCCTAGTGCTCTTATTTGATATTCTCCCGATAAACTTACATTTAGATTTGTATCAATAGCAAGTGCGGTATCTGTGGTTTTTTTAAATCCACCCTTGCCTCTAACGTCGGGGTGAAGTATGTCTACAAACTTATGAAACAATGGAGTATCTAGTATTTTACTAACACCATTTGTTAGTTCTTTTACAGCATCTTCTGATTTT